ATGCTCCAAACGGTCAAACCCCGCGCGCGGTTCGCGTACGGAATATGGATGATCCGCGGTTCGGGCGTCGTCACGTTCGGTCCGTCGCTGGACGATGCGCTGCGTCTCTGGCGGGGATGCATACTTGAACAGGTGGGCGTGTGACCCGCCGCGCCTTCGTCCCGCACCCCTATCAGGGGTTGATCATCGATCACCAGTCGAACGTCGAACGCACGAATGTGTGGGCCGGCATGGGCCTCGGCAAGACGGTCAGCACACTGACGACGCTGGAATCGCTCTACCACTTCGGCATCGAGACGATGCCGACGCTCGTGTGCGCACCGCTGCGCGTGGCGCAGTCGACGTGGCCGGACGAGTGCGCGAAGTGGGAGCATCTGCGCAGCATGGAAGTCGTGCCGATCATCGGCGACGCGAACCGGCGCGCGATGCAGCTGCGACGCGACGCACCGGTGTTCACGATCAACTACGAGAACCTGCCGTGGCTGATCGACTGGTTCAAGCACAATCCGCGCCCCTGGCCGTTCGGCACGATCGTCGCCGACGAATCGACGAAGCTGAAATCGACGCGCATCTCGAACCAGAAGAGCAAGACAGGCAAGGAATTCCTGCGCGCTGGCTCGGGCGGCAGCGTGCGCGGTCGCGCGCTTGCGCAGGTCGCGCACACGAAAGTGCGGCGCTGGACCAATCTTACCGGCACGCCGTCGCCCAATGGCTTGAAGGATCTGTGGGGCCAGCAGTGGTTCGTCGACGGCGGCGCGCGGCTCGGTCGCTCATACACCGCGTTCGAGCAGCGCTGGTTCCAGTCGGTGCCCGGCGACCGTGGCTACCACGATGTGCGACCGCTCGACCACGCGCAGGAACAGATTCAGGCGGCGCTGCACGACTGTACGATCTCGCTCGACCCCGCCGACTGGTTTGACCTCGAGAAGCCGATCGTACGCACGATCTTCGTGGACCTGCCGAGCGGGGCTCGCCGCCTGTATCAGGACATGGAGCGGAAGATGTTCATGGAACTCGGCGAGCACGAGGTCGAGGCCCTGAACGCGGCCGCACGCACGATGAAGTGCCTGCAGCTCGCCAACGGCGCGGCGTACGTCGATGACGGCGGCAACTGGAAAGACGTGCACGACGAAAAGCTGAAGGCGCTGGAGGATATCGTCGAAGAAGCGGCGGGAATGCCGGTGCTCGTGGCATACCACTTCAAATCGGATCTCGCGCGGTTACAGCGTGCGTTCCCGCGCGGGCGACAACTCGATCACGATCCGCAGACGATCCGCGACTGGAACGCCGGCAAGATCCCGGTAATGTTCGCGCACCCCGCTAGCGCCGGCCACGGCCTGAATCTGCAGGACGGCGGCAACATCCTCGCATTCTTCGGTCATTGGTGGAACCTCGAGGAGTACCAGCAGATCATCGAGCGGATTGGACCAGTGCGGCAGATGCAGGCCGGCCACAACCGGCCAATGTTCCTGTATCACATCGTCGCGCGCGATACGGTCGACGAGGATGTGATGTTGCGACGGGAGACGAAGCGCGAGGTGCAGGACATCCTGCTCGACGCGATGAAACGAAAAGGGCTTGCGCGCTAATTTCAGCGCTGTACGCGCATGGCGTCGATCAGCTCCCGCGCGAACTCCGCTTCACGTTTAAGGTCCGTAGCGTCCGAACTCGGCTTCGCCAGCGCCAGCGCCCTGACAACTCGATCGAGCACAACATCAGCACGATCGAGCGCGTTCCATAGCGCAGCGATCTGCTTGCGTTGGGCGAGTAGCTCAGTCATATCGCGCTCGCGGACGATCTCCAGCACAGCCGATGCGGATTCCGTACGTGGATCGTGCTGCAGCCGATAGACCATCTCACCGTTCACAGTCAGGCCCGCATTGACTGCGGCCTGCTCGATTTGCTCGTGCAGGCTTTTCGGTAAACGCAATGTCGTTTTGATGGTTGGGTCAGCGGATGGCATGGCCCTGATTCTACTGGCGTAAATTAGGGACGCCACAACGCCTTACGAATGCCATCAAATTGCCACCCAAATAGCCATCTATTTGACGGTTCACCACCGCGGCTTCGAGAGATACTTCGTTCCGGCGGCACGAAGACAGCCAATGGCACGAGGCACGATATGAAAATGGAAGCACCGGAAAGCCCGGTCGAATGCGTACGCAATCAGAGCGAACTAATTACTGTCGCAGCAACAAAGGGGATTCAACTCGAGGCGCTTCTTGCATTGATTTGCCACAGCGCTAACTCGGACGAGTGCGCTGACGATCACAAAGCGAATGCTCTTTGGCTGGCTTGTGATCTCGCGGAGGCAATAAATTGTCTCTTTGATCGCTTGCTGATGACGCGGTGCGTCGAACGAGACCGTCAATCCCCGTCCGGAATCACCGCGTCATCTCCGATCGTCGAGGTCAGCGCATTGTCGCAATGACCCGGATTGACCCAGTTCAGGAACCGGCAGAGCACGCAGCCCCACTCCCGCCCAGCGTTGCGTGCCTTTGCCGCGCGCTCGCTGATAGTCTCGTTCGGCGATCCGCCGAAAACCGTGTTGACGGCCTGATCGAGCAGGATCGCGTAGTTCAGCACGTACTGAGCGAGTTTGCCGCGGCTCACGGCGACACCTTCGGACAGTTCTTCGACAGCGCCAGATCGTGCGCGAAGATCTGGCGTTTTGTGTCGATGGTATCGGCCGGCGATGCGGTGAGCGGCTTGACCCAACTGCAGGCCGTGTCTTCAATGCGGGTCTTCGGGATGGCCGCCGCCGGCTTCGGACGGTTGGCCACGCACGCGCCGAGCGCGACCGAGACGAGGAGGATAGCGATCGTGCGCATGGTCACTCCTTGCGCAGCGCGCCGAGCGCCGCGAGTTGCTGATCGACGTCGGCCGGCGTTGCTGCCTGCGCCTGCTGCTGTGCTGCCTGCGCATTCTCGACGGCCTGCGCCTGCGCCTGCGCTGCCTGCGCATTCTCCTGCGCGACCTGCTGGCCGGCTGCTGCGACCTGCTGCTGCGCCTGCGCGACGCTCGCCGTCGCCCGGGCCTTCGTCGCCTGTGCCGATTTGTGCGAGAACAGACCGAACAGCACGCCGCCGGCGCCGGCCACCAGCCCGAAGATCGCGCCGAGATGCGCGACGAGGAATGAGACAATCAGGGTGATCATGCGGGACTCCATTTTCCAGTAGTGAAAAGCTGCTTCTCCGCGGCGCGCCGCGTGATGAGGCCAGTCATGACCTTTCCGCCGGCGAGATCCCAGCGCGCGAACTGTGCGGCAGCGCCGACGAAGTCGCTCGCGTTGAGCAGCTTCAGCAGCGTCGACGATGCGAAGTCCGTCTCGCCCTCGTTGAACACGAAATCGGTGAGCGCGGCCTTCTGCGCGGGCGTGATTTCGACCTTCACGTGCCGGTCGACGGCATCGGCCGCCTCATTCAGCCGGATGGTGAGCTGCGAGTCGGCGTGCGCCTGCGTCCAGACGACGCCCTCGAATATGTCGTCGCCCGTGCAGCCATAGCCGCACGTCCACGGCTTGCCGTCGAGATGCGCGAGATCGGCCGGAATGGCCGCGCCGTTGAGCACCCGTTCCCACTGCCCGCGCGCCTGAATCGCTTCGCCGAGCGCCGAGGCCGGATCGGGATAAGCGATCAGCACGCACCGCTCGAAATACTCGGTCATCGGCCGGCAGAGATCGATCCAGTGCAGGGCCGATGAGGTTGACGAAACGGGTGCAGATGGTTGACGAGGCGGCGGCGCAGGGTTGACGTTCGGCATCACAGAAACCGGAACCACCGGGGCGACGGCGGCAACTTGCGGCGCGGGCGCGACGTGCGTCGATTCGACGGTCGGTGCGGGAATTGGCTGCGGCACCGGCGCGCGCCGGAACATCGCCAGAATCGCGGCCAGCAGGTCACTGAGAGTCTTCATGCTTCGCCACCTCGAGCACGCGGGCAATCATGGTGATCACGACGCCGATCACGGGAACGATCGTGGCCGGCGCGCGCGGGAAGAACGTCATCACCCATGGCGCGACGCTCGGCCAGTTGTCCGAGAGGACACCCGCAACATGCGGGGCCGCGGCGATCAGCACGGCGCCGACCGCCATGAGGCGCATTTCCGACCACTTCCACGCCTCTTTCCAGTCTTCAACGAGCTTGAGCCTCACTTCGCATCCCCTTTGAGATACTTTGACCAGCCCCAGAAGAGTTGCGAAGCCAGCAGCACACCAGTCAGCAGCGTGACCCACCACGCTGAACCGTGGCCGATCAGCCAGAGCCACCAGCTCGCTGCCCCGCCCGCTGCTGTCGTGGCGGCGCTTGCCGCCGATGCGATCACTTCCTTGTTCATGCGATTGCCCCCGCTGAGTCGCCATTGATCTGGTTTTGGAGTGCAGTGACCTGTGCCTGCAGCGCCGTCACCTGCGCAGTCAGTTGCTGAATCTGCGTCTGCTGGGTGGTGACCTGCGCGGAAAGTTGCTGGATCGCGAGTGCGAGGCACGGCAACAATTCGTCGGGACGTAGCCCCTGATCACTGTTCGGATTGGACTTGTCAGACAGGCACCAGAACCCCCAATCGAGGCCGGCCGCCTGCATCGCAGTGCGCACGTCCTGCGCGATGAAGCCAGCGTGTTGTCGCACGCCTGCGCGAGGCGTAACGGTGTCGGGTCCCGGAATCGCGTCGTCCGGGATAGCCTCGCCATCCGCGATCGCTGTACCGTCCGCGTTAAGCCACGTCTGCGTGACCGTGTTCCCGCCGACGTCGAATTTGTAGAACGACGGTTTCAGTGCGTTCACAAACGACAGGCCGGCGGCGTCAGGCAGCGCAGCGATATCCGTCTTCTGGGTACCGTCCGAGGTCTGGATCGTGCCGTTCGCAGACCAGATTGCGGACCAGCGCGAGCCGGAGCCGCCACACGTGAACGCATTGTCGGTACTCGGGAGGACATTGGAGCCACTCACAACGCTACCGGTGCCGGTGACCGACAGTTTCAGGCTGACGTTTGCATCCGAGCCCACCGCCTGAATCGTCGGTGCGGCTGTCGTGGCGGCACCGAACGCCTTGGCATAATTGACCGTGCCGGCCAGACCTTGAGCAGCGAAGCCCATGCCGTTCGTGACGTTGCCCAAGCGCACGGAACTCGTGCCGGCCGCGTTGACCTGCAGATCGCCGGAAAGCGACTGGATCGGCACCGGCGTGCGCCACGGCGTCGTGGTGAGGCCGCTGTTGCCCCACACCACACCCTTTGTGTCGTTCGCGTTATCGATGACGTCGCCGGTTACGTTGCCCTGCAGGTTGTTACCCGTCACCACATAGTTTTGTGCGCCAGCATCGATCTGCACACCGTAGCTCTGGCTAGCAGCCGACACGCCGGTCCACGAACCCGAATGCGCATCGGCAACGATCGCCGCAATCGAATTCGCCCCGATCCGCACACCGGACAGCGTGCCGCTTGCCTGCTGCCCGTTGCCCGAGGCCATGAAGCCCGCGCCGAGGTAGCAGTACGTTCCGTTCAGGTACGCGCCCTCGAGATAGGCACCGGTGGACTTGCCGCCCTTGAAGGTGACGAGCGTTGCTGAAGAGTCCACGTACAGGTTCTGCGCCGCGCGAGACCCGTTCAGATAGGTGTCGGTGAAGTGACACTGCCGCACGCCGCCTTCGAGCCGGATCGCTTCCTGATTCGGGAAATCGCACTGGAAGTCGTAGGCGGTGATGAGCGCCGGATAATTACTGGTGCTGCCCGAGTTGTTGACGGTCCACAGGCCGCGGTTGAAACTCGTGACCGCAACGTGTCGCATGTCGAGGGTATTGACCCAGCCATCGAGCAGAATGCCCGTGGCGGTGCTCGTCGTGCCGGTGCCGCTCAGGACGACATTGTCGAGGTCGAGCACGTCGGACTTGACCGTCGTGCCCCACCACTTGATAGCCGAGTCGCCGCGTACGCCGTCGATCCATACGTTCGACAGGTTGCAGACGTTCAGGGCCGTCAGGTCGAAGCCGTCATACGGACTCTCGATCTCGATATCGCGGAAGGTGGTGCGATGGCTACCATTCACCGCCACGATCCGTCCACCGGTCATACTGGCCGCATTCACTGTCATGCCCGACAGACCGGCGCCACTCGGCGTATTGGCGCTATTCCCGAACGTGAAAACATCGAAATTCCCGCTCGGAATGAGCAGCGTCGAGCCGCGCCCGCGCCCACGGATGTTCGTGTTGTTGACCGTCGACAGGCCGGCGGTCAGCATGTACGCGCCCTGCGGCACGTCCACCTCGCCATTGGCAACTGCCGTGATCGCCGCCTGAAAAGCGGCCGTCACGTCCACGGTGCCCAATCGCAGATACACATTCATGATCTGCGCAGCCGTCATGAAGTCCTGTGGGCTGACCGTTTGGTAGAGTTTTTGCTGGACGGTCGTGGTGACAGCGCCGGTACCGTTTTGCGTAAAACCAATCAGACTGGAGCCAGCGTCACCACTGTAATCGGCGTACACGATCTGGTCCTGTGTCCAGATGGTGTTGCCGTGAAAATCCTTGAGAATAAATTTGTATGCCTGACCACTTAGAATCCAGATAGCCGCTTCCCCGCGTGCGTTGAGCACAACAGGATTCGGATTTTCTGTCTCTCCACTCGAATCGGTATACGTCGCCTGCGGCGTGGTCGTGCCCGCCGCATAGGTCCACAACTGACCACCGGCAAGCGGGTTGCCGTTGTTGTCGTTGAACCGCTGCACGGCCAATGGTGCGAGCTGCACGAGCATTTCGGGTTCCCCAAAAAGAAAAGCCGCCTTTGGGGCGGCTTCGGTGTTTGTTCGATTTCGGGCCTATCGATTGCCCATCTGTGCGTTGCGGCGCATCTCGTTGATAACGGTCGTATGCTGTTTCTGCGCCCGGCGCCCTTCGGCAAGATCGGACAGCTTCCGACCGACCCGCTCACCACCAAGCGAACCCAACCACTGCGCGCCGGGGATGCCTGTTACTGCGCCGAGCGCATGACCAGCGTTCACACCGACACTCGGTGCGTATTTCTCGACAAAGCCCGGCTTCGCGAGACGTGAAAGCTGATTGCCGGCGCCTTCGTATGAATGCACGCCAGGCATAATCTGACCGCCGTAGTTGAGCGTATGAAAGGCCTGTGCTTCCTCGGGCGGGAAGTTGCGCATGATCTTCTGCCCGACTGACGAGTTCAGCACCTTGTTGACGGCGTTCTGGTTCCAGACGCCGGCTTTTGATGCGCCGGCCTCGTACACCGAGCGCGCGAGCGCACCGTGCATTTCATTGCGTGCCTGTGCGGCGGCCTGCATAACCTCGTCGGGTACCGGCGGCATCCCGCCCGGCGCGCCGCGGATCTGACCGCGCGACAGATCGTCGAGCGTGTCATGGATGTGCTGCCACTGGTCAGCCGGCAACGTGTTGAGCTTCTGCGGGATGCTTTCAAGCGACGTCCCCGTTTTGATACCGTTCGCGTCGTATTCACCGAGCACCGAGCCGATGCCCTTCGAATCGAGCAGTGTCTGTTCGACCTGGTGGATGCGGTCGCCCAGCTTGTACATTTCCTGACCGCCGGTGGCCGCAATATCCTGATCGATGGCACCATTGATCTGCCGGACGACGTTACGGTTCGACGGGCTCCACTCGCTGTTGATCGACTTACGCACAGCATCCCATGCCGCTACGCTGTTCGGGGCGTACATGTCGCCCGAAACGGGATCGCGGAAGCCGGTCGTGCGCGCGAGATTGATCAGGTCGCCAGCGCCAGCGAGCGTGCCCTCGTTTCCACTGAGACGCACGCCGGCCTGAAACTGCGGATCGGTGAGCAACGCGTCGACATGCGAAGTTTGAATAGGATTGTCGCCAGCCGTCGCGCGCGCCTCGTTATAGATCTGACGCTTCGCATCGTGCAGATATGACGTCAGGCTGTCATCAGGGCCGTAGAGCGCATCGTTGATGATGCGGCCGCGCTCTTCATTGTTCAACACATTCGGGCTCGCGCCCGTCGCATCAACACGCTGCTGTGCGTAATCGGTGAGCGCCTGCTGTTCATTAGCAATCTGAGCCTTCATCGCCTGCGAGGCCGGCGTCTGAATCGGCGACTTTGCCGCCGCGTACTCGTCGCGCAATGTATTCTCGTTGCCGGTGATCACACCAGTGCGTACGCTGCCGGCGTTGTCTCCCATGATCTCGTTGACGATGCCTGCTCGCACGGCCTGCTCCTGCGGTGTCACATCCTGCGAGATCTTCGAGAGTTTGACCTGAGGGAACGGCCCGCGCGCGGTTTCCTCGCCGGTGAGCACCGGGTACGGGTTTAGGTTTGCGGAGGCCGCGCCGCCGCCTGCCATCGGGCGCGGCTGCATCGCCGGACCGGTCGGTGCGGCTGATGGCTGCGGCCGCACGTTCATATCGTCGGCAGCGGTATCAGCAGCGGCCTGACCTGCAAACGACGCCGCCCGATCGACAATCGGCGCGACGCCGCGTCCAGCTGCCGCGATGGGCTTTCCTGCCAGCATCGAGAGCGAGCCAGCCACATTCGCCACGTCCTGTTGCGGCAATCCGGTCGCGTTCGCGACGGCCGCCGCACCTTTATCGAGCGCACCGCCCGCGAGCTGCGAAAGACGCTGCGACGCTTCGTTCTGGTAACCGGCGGTGTTCGTAACGCCGAACAGATTGCCGATCGGGTGCACAGACCCGCCGAAGTCGCCGGCCGCGCCCTGCTGAGCCTGCGCGGGCGCCTGCTGCAGTGCGCGGCGCGCGGCGTAATCAACAGACTGCGCCATCGCGCCCGGCGCACTTAGCACGGTGTCGGCGAGGCCTGCGGCAGCGTGCCCGAACTGGCTCAGCGCACTGGTTTCCGGCTGCGGCCCGGACTGCTGCGATGGTGCCGGCGCGGCGGACGCCTTCGAAGGCGGCGTGGACGCCTCAACGGCGGACTGTAACGTGCTCGCGAGGTCAGAGGTCGGGCCGCTGTAGCCGGACGGTTGCGCACCGGAATATGACTGGCCCGGCGTGGTGGGCGCTGCCCCGCCGGAGAAGCCCGGTACGCCGTTCGTGACGTGGTCGACATACTGCGTTGGGTCGGCGTGCACGAAGCCGCCGTAGGCCTTCAGCGCACCTTCGTAGGTGCCGCCGTTCTGCTGTTTGAGCTGCTGGATGTAGTAGTCCGCGGCCGCGCGCGATTGCTGCGGATCGAACGGATCGAACTTCACGCCCTGGTTACGCAGCATCGCGACTGTGGTCGGCAGAAACTGGTACGGGCCCATCGCACCAGTCTTCTGGTTCACCAGACTCTTTCCACCACTGCTCTCCTGATTCTCAAGGTTGTCCAGCATCTGCGCAGGCGTGCCGTAGCTCTTCGTCGGGTCGAACGCGGGCGGCGCGGCGCTGGTTGCGGTGGGAGATACGCCCGTTGCCTGCTGGAGCGTCGAGAGCAGATCGTCCATTACTGGAGACTCCCGCCATTGCTGAGCGTAGTCAGATTTGACGCCTTGTTCATCAACGCCTTGAACTGGGCTGAGTTCTTGCCGCCGAGGCCTGAGACGATCGAATTGACAGTCGCAGTGTCGCCATTCTTCGCCGCGTTGTACATCTCGAAGATGCGCGGGTCGAAATTCGAGCCCCACGCCTCATCGAATTGGCGCTTCGCGAAGACGCCCGCCGACGGATTCGCGGCGATTGCACGTTCAAGGCCCGGCTGGTATGCCTGCGTACCGGACGTGATGGCGTCGTTCAGTCGCGTGATCTGCTTGATCGCGCTAGGCGTATACGACAGCGATCCATTCGCCTTGATCTGTGCTTCGAGACCTGCGTTCGTCTGCGGCCCCATCGATTGCGCGGCCTGCAGCGCAGAGCGTTCCAGCCCCTTACCGACCATGTCATACGCGGTCGCCGAGTCTTTCGCATCGCCCGGGTTGAAGCCGAACGCACTCGCGATGTTGCGGAAAGCCTGTCCGGCTGGTCCAGTCGCGCCGATATTGTCGACGTTGTCAAGTACTATCTGGTTGTTCGTGTGCTGCAGACCGGCTGACGCAAACTGCTGACGCGCGGCGTCACGTTCAGCCTGCAGGACAGGAAGTGCCTGCGCGTCGCCAGGCTGCGGCACATACACGCCCTGCGTCGGCGCGTTGGTGATGCCAGTGATATTGCCGTTCGCGTCGCGATTGATGACGGTCGGGCCACCCGTGAGCTGATTCGTGCCGACTGTTTGGCGCTCACCCGGACCGATCTGGTTCGGCAACGTGACGCCGGTCGGCGTGCCCGGCGTTTGTCCGAATTCGCCGGTATTCGCGATCGGCGTCGTGGCCGCCCCGTTGTTGACGAACGTGCTTGCGCCCTGACGCTGCGCCGCCTGAGCGGCGGCGGGCGTACCGATGCGCGAAACGTTGCTCAGCACCTGATACATCGCGCCGGGATTCCCTTGCGTATTGCGCAGCGCGCTGCTAAGCATATCCATCGTCGCCTGCCCGCCTTGGGATGCAAGCTGCGGTCGCAGCGTATCGAGTGTCGCGCCGATCTGTTGCGGCGTGCCGGTCAACCCGTTGGGTCCAACGAACGCGCCAACAGTCGATGCGATACGTGCGCGATCCGAGTCGCTCGTCGCGGCCACGTTCGATCGCCACTGATTCACCGTGTTCGCATGGTTCACGAGCGCATCGCCGAACTGTGCGCCGGTCAGCGGCATGTTGTTCATCTGCCACTGCTGCGCCTTCTGCACGTCGAGCAGGCCGGTGTTCGGGTCGTGAATCACGTGCTGCGGATCGTTCTGCAGCAGATTCGCGTACGCGCGCCATTCGGCGTTTTGCTGCGTCGTCTGGTCGGCCTGATTATTCAGGTTCTGTGTCTCAGCCTGAAACATCTGCCCCTGTTGCTGGATGTTCTTCAGTTGCGCGAGCCCGGACATTGCCTGCGTTGCCTGCGTCATCGACGCAAAGGGGCTCCCCTGCTGAACTTGCAGCGGAATGCTCGGATCGATAGGCATATCAGGTCAGCCCCCACGAAGAAGCACCAGTTGCGGTAGCTGGCGAATAGCCGGTGCCGTAGCCGGCCGCTGCGGTCGACGGATTTACCAGGTTGTTCAGCATCAGATATCCGAGACCGTTGTTCACGCTGCCTGTCACTGCATTAGCAGTGCCGACAGTGCCGGCCGCCTGCGCGTTACCTGCGCCCACGATGGTATTGGCCATATTCGCACCGGTCTGCGTTGCGGCCTGACCAACGCCCGCAGCCGCGTTCTCGCCAAGTTGCGCGAGATTCGACAGCCGGTTATAGATGTTCTGGTTCTGCGTCTGGTATTGGTTGAACTGGTTACCATACTGCGTCTGGTAGTCATTGAAGGCGTTCTGGAACGCAGTGCCCGCCATGTTCTGGTTGTAATTGACGAGGCCTTTCATCGCGGCACCAGACAGCACACCGTCCTGCGCGGCCTGACTGTTCTGCAATGCCTGCTGTCCCTGCTGCAACTGGAAGTTGTACGCAGGCGACATGTACTGCTGCCAGTTCGTGTTATTGATCGATGGCTGGATCGCCATTGGCGTATTCAACGTACCGAGCTGACCGTTGAGCGTCGACAGCGCGGTGCTGCCCGCGCCCATGTACGGCTGCAGGTTCTGCTGCGTCGTGTTGAACATCTGCAGCTGCGTAGCATTCGCATTGTTCGCGGCAGATTCCTGATCGCTCGCCGCGTTGCTCGAGGAGATCGCGCCGATACCCGCTGTCACCCCCGCGCCTCCGACAATTGCAGCTGCGACGCACATGGCTACTCCTTTGGAAGGTCTTTGAGTTTGAGTTCCATCACCACGTCATCGGCAACATAACCGCGACGCCGAAGAATCTCGTACATCTTTCCAGTCATCGTGACCGGCCAGCCAATGATGCTGACGCCGCGTTCGCGAAGCGTGTCCTCAATCTGCGACATGAAGCGCGACATGGAAAGCCGATGATCTGGCTGCACATAGAACGTATCGACGTTTCCGCACAACTCGGTTTTCAGGTGCAGACTTTTGTAGAGAATCAGCAACGCGTACCCGCGCAAAACATCTGCATCGTCACGCAATGTCATTGCGATCAAAGATTGGTGGTCAGCCAGGTAAAGATATTGATCAATGTCTGGATCAATCTGAAGTCCGCGCTGACCGTGATAGGCGCAGGTATCTTGTTTGATCTCTGAGCATTCGTCCCAGCTTTGCTGTCCGAGCGGGGTAATCTCTTCCGCAAGTACGCGCGTGAAAGGTTCGATGACAATATTCATTTGATCACGCGATATTGAAGTCGATGGCGATTTTCAGAAAATGCTTCACGATCACTCCACGAAGAGCTGCGTGACCAAGTCGCCAGCACCGACCGCCGTCGCGTCGCTGTCGGCTGCGTTCACAGTCGTAGCCATCCACATCGTGCGGCCGAAGCTGATGCCGTTCGGCCACGAGAGTGGCAACTGCCCCGACGCGGGCACCTCGATCGTGAGCGCGGGCACCGACGTGCCGACCACTGGCGCATCCGTCTGGTCGTAGAGTTTCACGTAGCGCGCGGCGGCGTTCGTGTTGATGATCAGCGCGCCGGTGAGATTCGCGCCGATGACCTTGACGCAGACGAGGTTCGTCGACGCGGCCGATACCTGCCGAAATTTCGTTGCGGACATGAATTAGCTCCCCGAGGTTTCGTAGACGCCGCCCATCGCGGTGACAGCGCTCGCCGCGCTCGCGAGTGCCTGCAATGTCGAACCGGCCGGCAGATTCAAGCCGATTGCCTGCGGCGGCACGTAGGTCTGCCCGGCCGACAGCGAGAACGCCGACAGCAGTTCGTTCGCCGCGCCAGCCGCGCCACCGCTCGGTACGTTGTAGAGCGTCACAGAGACGGGCGATGCCGTCGTATTCGTGAGCGACAGGTTGGCAACCGTTGTCGTCGTGCCTGCGGGCACCGTATAGAGCGCTGCTGCGGCCGCGCCGATCTGCTGCGGCGCAATCGCGACTGGAATTCGTTGCATGGCTACCTCGGAAGAATCGTGAGAGTGGGCGCCGACGTGTAGGTGATCTGCAGGCTGTCACCGGGGCTCAGCTCGATGACCTGCGGAAGCGCGCCGAGCGTGATTGACGCTGCGCCGCGCTCGAGTGCGAGCGCGGACACCGTACCGCCGCTCACTACGGCGCCCTGCCTGCTCGTCGCGGTGTACGTGGCCGGCGAAGCGCCGAGCGTTGGGGTATGTGCCGCCTGCGCATAGTCGGTAGGAACGATCGGTGCGAGAACGACATCGCTGACCTTCGACGGCGCGACGGCGGCGGGCGCGAGCATCGCCTCGGTAAGCGGGCGCGGCGCGTCGAGGCGCGCAAGCACGATTTCCATCAAACGTGGGTCGGCGGTGAGCGCAGGCGCCATAATGTCGGCTATGCGTTCACGTAGCCCGGCGGCTAACAGCGGTGCGAATGTCGCTTCGAGACTCAGGATGTCAGCCAGCGTCAATTGGCCATCTCCACCCTGTGCGCCACCAGTGCGCTGATAGTTCGACAGCAGCAGATAGAGCCAGACGCGCGCAACGGTGCCATCTGCATTCAGGAACGGCGTCTGGGCCAGCGGAAAATCGGCCTGAACCTGCGATCCGGGCGTCGGCATGTCACACAGTGATCAGCGATGCGCCGACCACGTCACGTGGTACCGGGTCGGAGAATTTCACGTCATACACGCGGTCGCGCGCGGTACCGAGCCGTCGCCAGATTGCGCGGTGCTTCGTCTGTCCTGCTGCGCCAATCGCGCGCCAATGCTCGTTGCCCCACGTCTGACCGCCATCATCAGACCACTGCAGGCACGCTTGCGGGGCACTTCCTTGCCCAGTTTGCAGTCCGACTCCGGGCGTAAATTCAATCTGCAGTTGCGAATGGAATACCCGCTCGCGGTTATTTTGGTCCCACACATGCGGCGTACGGCGCCACGCGACGAGAGGCGCACCAGCATCGTCATAGGCGTTGCGCGTAAGCTGAAACAGAGCACCGCTCGCATAGTCGCCGACTACGGTCATGCCCTGAAAATTCATCTGGCAGTTAGACCGGTGCCGATGGAAAAGGCCCGCGACCGGATCGTAGCTCGCGCGCTCGTGCCACATGCTGGTTAAGGCATCGAAGACCCACGTGCGGTCGGCGGTCGGGAACGTGAGCACGTAGAACAGGTGGCTGTTCTCGACATACGCATATGCGATTGCATCGCTGATCATCGAATACTGCGCGATCGCGTGACTGACGGCGATCGTCGAAAAATCTTGCACCGTATAGCCGACGGTGCGCTTCACGACATACTGACCCTGCTCATTGCGACCGAGCCACACAAGCGAATCGCCCATGCGCGCGATGCTCTGCGCTGCTGCGCAGCCGTGCTGCGGCGTCACGCCTTGCAGGCGCGAGAACGGAAAATACTGGTTGCCGGCGTCGTACCATACTTCGCTCGTACGCTCGCCGACGAGCCACAGTTCGCGCATGTTTTCGAGCATCGTGACGATGTTGTCCGTGCTGCTATCTTTCAGCGCGAAATAGGTGCCATCCATCGCGTCGGTCCCGTTCCAGTAGAGCGGGGACGTGTAAAACGTCTGCGAGTTCGGTTTCTGGAAAACGAGCCAGCCGTCGACGAAGGCGATGCGTGTCGCACCGAGCCACGCTTCGTCGGTGATCTGCGTCACGGTACGCGCGGCGATATTCACGACGTAGCCGTTCGGGCCGTCCGAAATCACGGCAATGCCGCCCGCGCCATTATCTCGAATCGAAACCGGTCCAGCCGATGTGGCGATCGTGCCGATCTGCGTCGCGACCCACGCGGCCGATACCATGAAAACCGCATTGCCCGATACCACGATCGCCTGCTGACCACCAGGCAGCGTCCACTCGCCGCGCACCGGACCATTCCCGCACACGACGAGCTGCACAAGGCCGGGCGCGCCGAGCAGCGCGGCCGGCGTCTTCGAATCCTTGTTCTGGCTGACTTCGGGATACCAGTTGACGCATTTTTCCGCGTCCTGCAACTTCATCGGCGCTTCGTACGCCTGCCCGACGAACGGGAACTGGCTCACTGAAAGCCCCCGTGCAGAATCCAGCCGGCATCGTTGTGCGCGCGGCCGGCGATCGCGCGATCGTACGTCGCGACGCTCTGCGCCTGCGTGTTCAGTGCCTTCACGGCCGCTTTGGCCTGCGCATACTGTTGAACGAGAAGCGCCGATGGTTGCTTACCGTATTCCGGCGCTAATTCGAGCGCCAACGCGAGCTTCAGGAACCGCACGTAGCCCTGCGGCAGGCTCACTTCAGTATTCAACGACAGGAAATCCGTGAACAGGTTGTCAGTCCAGAGATGCAGCTCCCCGCCCTGCGACGGGTTCGGGAAGAAGTACATCGTGCCGAGCGGGTACGCCGCGTCGTAATAGACAACCTTGGGCCAGGGGCCCGGTTGGTTTTTCAGACCAATCGCCGACCACTGGTCGACCGAGATGATTTCGAGCGGGTAGTCGACCTGCGAGATACCGCTCGTCGTCAATCGCGTGAAGCCGTTGACGATACGCAGCGGACGCTGCACAGCGAAATCGCCGGGCGTCGTGAACTTGATTGGCGAAAGCTGCGCGAACGTCGCGCTCGCCGCCGCGGACATGGTCACGGTCGCTGCGGTCGCATCGAACGCGCTCACGGTCGCGGCCGCCGGAATTCCTGCGCCACTCAGCGTGCCACCGATTTGGATGTTCGGCGGCATGACCGTCACGCCAGCGATCGTGTCACTGCCCTGCGTCGTCGTGCCGAGCAGCACCCCACCGATCGGGTTACCGACCGTGTAGATATTCTGCCCCGACACCAGCGTCAGGAGGTTCTCGACGCGCTGGTAGCATGCCAGATGCTCGTTCGACAGACTGTCGAGCAGATCGTTAAGGACGGTGAGTGCGTCCTGCGCGTCTGCATCGTCGAGCACCTCACCGGGTGCGTACGCGTTGATGCGCTTCAGCGCGCCCTGCACGACGTCGAGAGCCGAAGCCATCAGACCAGATCCGACGGACTTTCGGGCTTCGCGAGGATCGAAGCCAGGTCTTCGACCCAGCCCTTTGCTTTGGCCTGCTCCGCCGCCGACTTGACGACGAGCATCTGCACGACGCCGGACGTGAGCGCGGCTTCGAGCGCCTTTTGATCGGGCAACAGCGCGGCGCTCCGATACAGCATCTTCGGAAAGCTCATGAGGAAATCTCGCAGAGAAACGGGGCGCCAGAGCGCCCCGCGCTACGTCAGTAGCTGTTCATGTAGCCCGAGCCCGCGGCGATGGAATCGCCCGGCTGCAGGCGCGTCACGCGCACCAGATAGTTACCGGCAGTCGGCGTGATCGACGCCGCCGTCAGGTTGCCGAACGTGATCGGCAGCGTGTCGTTTGCAGTCACGACGGTCGACTGGGTGATGAGGCCGGCCTGCAGCGCGCCGGGCTTCTGAACGACTTCGCAGATGTCGCCGGCTATCAGACCGAGGCCGGATGCTGCGAACGTCTGTACGGCCGTAACAGCGGCCGCGACGGCCGTCGGCGTGAGACTGATGGACTGGATGACGGCAACCTTCTGCAGGTTGCCGGTGGGCGACTGCGGGACCGGATTGCTGGTGATCGCCGGGCCCGGATTCGTGCTGGACATGCGCTTCTCCTGAAAGTGAGAAAGCCCCGCTCACGCGGGGCGATGCGGGTTTAGCCGGCGATGCGGACGCTCATCTCGCGATACAGCGACGCCCAGCCGTACAGCACGTCCATACGGGTTGGAATGGCGTCGTTGTTGATCGTGTATTGGCGCACCACGCGGATCGACAAACCGGTCTCGCGATCCGCCGCGCGGCCGGCGAAGTGCACGCCGTCTGGCAGTTCGAGGTCGGCCGACGCCAGGGTGAACGCATCGCGGTGGAACGCGAGTGACTGCGGCGAGAGCGTGCCCGCTGCGCCGAAGACCGTAATTGCGGCGTTGTTCACCGGCGCGGCCGTCACGTTCTGGAACTGGCCGGCGCTGATGATGGCCGGCGCGATCGTGAGCTGGAGCACGCCGCTGCCGTCCGACGTGTACTGACCGCCGACTACCTGACCGGCGCTGTTGAACACCGGCGTGAACGTGCCGTTGCTCGGCGTGCCGACAGCCGGACGCACAACGAACTGGCGCAGCTGGTTCGTCTGCCACTGTGCGCGGTTCTGCGGGTTCACCGCATACACACCTGCGATCTGGATGATGTCGCCCACGTTGAGCACGTTGGTGCTCGCCGTCCAGCCGGTCGTGTACAGCGTGCCGTTATCCTGCCAGCCCGAGGTGATCAGCGCCGAACTCACACCCGACGTCGAAAACACCGGGGTGCCGCCCTGTGCGCCGACGTTGTATGAGGCGACGTTCTGGTCCTGATACCAGTCGAAGCCGAGCGTGTCGCGGCCCATCAGCCCCTTCTTGAACTGCTCGCTGATGGTCGCTTGCGGGTTGTAGAGGCCCTTCATCGAATCGTTCAGCGTCGCCGACGTCCACGGATCGAGCACGATCGAGCGTTCGCCATCGCGCGGCACACCTTCGGAGTCGAGCGTCGCACCGGCCTGCAGCGCGATGAGGCCGCTGGTCGGCTTCGTGCCCGGCGTGCCAACGGCGTTCGCGGTGTTCTGGAATGCGAAGGTCGTGCCGTCGAAGTCGATCTTGTTGGCGATCGTCGCGACGGCCGGCTTGATGAGGCGGCGCGAGAAATCGTCCATCGACAACAGCAGGTCCGCGGTCGAGAACTGCGTATCGACGTGGAATTGCGTCGTCAGCGTGACAGGCACGCTCGATTCGACGAAATCCTCGACGTTGAGCGCAGGCCCGACAGTGCCCTTGAACCGCGCCGGACGACGAACGTTGACCGTGTAACCGATCTTCGCGCCGGCCACGCCGAACTTGTCGTCGTACTCACGATTCACCTTGTCGGTGAAGGTCAGTTCGTTTTCGAGCACCATCAGCGCTTCGTTGGTGATTTCGCTGATAGTCAGCAAGGTATTGCTCATTTCAGGCTCCAGAAATGCAAAAACCCGCCGAAGCGGGTTTCATGGATTGGTCTGGGCGTTACCGTCGTCGAGCGGCCTGCTGGGCGGCGCGATGCGCCTTGTATTCCCGGTACGTCATCTGCGCTGCCGGTTTCTCGACAGGCGTGGACGCATCCTTCAGCGGCTCGATCGGCGGGGGCGCCTTCGAAACTTCAAGGGGTTTCTGCGCGCTTGCGGCCGCGGCAGGAGCCGGATCTTTCTTTTCGGTGTTCGTCGTCACGGACTGTTCAGCAGCCAGACGATCTTCGAGCTTGCCGAGCATGCGCAATGCCGCAGTGGGGCTCATGCCCTTCAGCAGTCGCGCTTCGTCGGGGTTCTTCGCAAGGTAATACGCCAGGTGCGGCCCGAGGTCACTCTCGACGATCGCGAAGTAAAGGTGATTCGGCATGTCGATTTCGGACTTGCCGACGACTTCATCGAAGTCGGTCAATTCAGCCTTCGCCATTTCGAGGCGTCGGCCGTAATTTTCGATGAGGTTTTCCTGCGCCGCGCTCGCGCGCGCCTGCTGTTCCAGCTGTTGCCGCTCCGCTAGCTTCTGGTCGGTCTTCCAGTCCGTGAGCGCTTCCAGATAGTCCTCATCGCTGACGAACTGGGAGCGCTCCGGCTTCGGGTCGAGATCCTTCGGTGCGGGCTGTGCCTGCGACGCCTGCATCTGCTGCTTCAGCTCGGCCATTTCCGCTTCCAGACGCGCTGCGCGCGCGGATGCTTCTTCGGCTTCGCCGCGCGCGATATTGCGCTCATGGCGCGTACGCACGAGTTCTTCGACCAGCGGTTTTTTCTTCGGCTGTTGCTCGGTGCTCCCTGCGCTTTCAGCGGTTTTCGGCTGCTCGCCCGTGGGTTCAGGCTTGGGTTCAACCGCCGGCTGCGTGCCGGTGAGCTGCTGCATCAGCGTTTCGGAAGTGACGACGGTGCGGCTTTCGGACATGGAAGTGCTCCACGAGTCCCCAAATGAAAGCGCCCGCGCGGCCTTGGGGAAGCCTCGCGGGCGAGAATGAAACAGTGCTGATCAGTGCGTCGCGTCGTTTCGCGCTGCCGCTTCGACGGCGGTGATCTCGCGCTTACCTTCGAGGTGCGCGAGCAGGATTGCGACGTGGCCCTTGATCTCTTCGATGTCGCGCGCAGTCTGATCGCGACTTTCAATATCGTGGCGCTTCGTATCGTCCTGCATGGTTGTGCGCTGGGCATCGCCTTGCTGCCGCATCTGCTCGACGCTCAGCTTGTACTTCAGGTCGGTCTGCAGCTGCTGCACGAGCGCGCCTGACTGCTTGAGCTGCGTCTGCAACTGCGCAATGACGGCCTTCGCCTCGTCGGGAACGTTGTCCGGCAGCTGCTGCTCCGCCTGCGCGATTGGATTCGCTGCGGCGAGCCGCTCGGCAATCTGATCGGCGCCGGGCCAGTCGAACTGCCGCACGATGACGTCGTCCGCAATCATCGCGACCTTCTGGCCCAGCGGCGTCGCGAGCAACTGCAACATGTGTTCGGCGGCTTCTTCGCGCTTCGTCTGGTAGCCAGGGCCCGTATCGATCACGACGTCGTATTCACCAACTGTCACGTCGTTGAGCACCTGCTGGATGGCACCAGTTTGCGGATCAACCTGCTTCTGGTTGATCGTCGCGCTGTCGGGTACGCCGTCTTCACCGATGATCCGGATCGTGCGCTCGACGTCGTAGTAATGCGGGATGAGGTCGAGCAGAATCTTGCCGGTGTGCCGAATCGAGCGGCACAGATTATCGTAGAAATGGAAGTTAGAACGGTCCGACTGCTGCTGCCGGCGCTGCACCATCACGCCCGAAGTTTCCTGTCCTTCGGCGCCGAGCGCCGGATCGAACATGCCGGCCACTGCCTTCATGTCTTCGCTCGCGCCCATCGCGGCATTTACCTGCGCCGCGGGCAAGCCCGGCGGCTGCTGGCGCTCGGGCGGCGGTACGGGTTGCCCCGCCAGATCGACAGGCTTGTATTGCAGATACGAAAAGCTGCGCTGGTTCGCCTGATTCCAGACGTTTTCCTGCCCTTCCAGCTGCCCTTCGGCAACGACCCACGGTGCCTTCGGCGCGAGCGCCACCAGCTCCGCCTCGGCGGTGCGCCAGAAGTTGTACATACGCTGCGGGTCCTGCAGCATGCGCACCATGCCGTAGCGGATAACCTTGCCTTCCAGTTCGTACTCGGCACCGTACACCGGCACGACCGGAATCCATTTGCCGGGCCACTCGCGCTCTTCGAGGATTTCCAGAGCGGTCAACTTGTACCACTTCACCGCGCGGCGCACGGTCTGGCGCTCGCGTACGACAGTCAGGCCGTTCTGCGCGGCCGCGCCGAGTTCGGCCTCTGTGGTCTCGCTGCGGTAACGCTTGTCGCCGTTGGAGAAAAGCAGCAGCGTGTCGTGCACGTGCTCGATCTTCCAATATTCGGCAACGCGGATTTCGTCTTTCGTGGCCCATTGGTGCAGGTCGTCGCCCGCGCCGACATTGCGCAGGTCGACCCACTTCGCTTTCGGCCACTTCCGCTCGAATTTCTCGCGGCCCATCAGATCGGTGATGACGCACCAGTTCGCGTCCGATCCGTCGGGCGCACTGCTTGCCGGATCAAAATACACGGTGAACGGGTTGCGCACGCGCTCGACGTACAGTTCCTGATCGAAGCTATCGGAACGCGTGTAGCGCGCCGCGACGCGCCAGTAACCCCAGCCCATACGCACCTGAAAATCGGCCGCCGTGTCGTACGCCATGTCCGCATTGCTCGCGGTCTGGATATGGCGCATCAGACCGGCGATGACGTCGGCCTTCTGCTTATCGGCGCCGTCCGCGACGGGGTGCACCTGGATGCGCGGCCGTTGCTCGCGCATGTTGTTGACCGTCTGCCGCACGAAACTGTCGGTCTTGTTGACCGTCAAGCATGGCCGATGCTCCAGCTCGCGTTGCGTCTGAATCATGCTCGGCCACTGATCGCCAGACGCGAATTTCAGGTCTTTCAGCGCTTCAGAGCGATTCTGCGTTTCAGCCTCGATGGCTGTCTTCAGGCATTCCTGTGCTTCCTTGATGATCGTGTTGCCGCCCGCGCTCCGATCCGTCGTAGTGACGCGGCGTAGATGATCAAGGATGCTCACGATCAGACCATCCAGCTGCCAGAGAACGCAGGCATCGCGGGTTGCACTTTCTGGGTCGCGACGACGCGCCGGATAGCACGACGTGCGCCCTCGCACGCATAGCGAAGTGCATCGATCACGTGATTGTCCTTGTCCTCGAGAATGGGGAGCACCTGATCCGTGAGTGGATCGGTCTTATAGCGGTACAGCGTCAGCTCGTCGATCAGATGCTGGCAACGCGGATGCACGACGATGTCAAAGCTCTGCAGAAACTGCACACCCTCAGTAATACTGTTGGCACCCTTCACCGCTGCCTGCATTTTGGGGAACCCGTGTGTGCGCATGTGGCTGATCGTTTCCGGCCTTGCGGAGTCGGCTGTGATCGGCCACTTCTCGGCTTCGGGGACGCCCATGAACAGTTCCGGCAGGTTCACGATCTCGCAGCCAATCTGATATGCCTCGTAGTCGACGTACAACGCATTGCCTTCGATCGAGCAGCGCACGAGCACGCTCGGATCGACCGAGAAACCCCAGTCCGCGCCAAGTCGAAAAATCGTCCCCGTCGGCCTTTCGAATTCCTCGACGCGCCAGTTACGGAATACGCGCGCCTCGCTGCTCTGCTGGTAGCCACCGAGCCAGATGTGCGCGTACTTGTCGGGATCGCGCCGCCGGTCGTACTCCATCTCGGCACGCAGCACATCGGGGAACCACGGGTTGTCGCTGAAATTGGCCTGCACGACGACGGCTTCGGGCGGTGGATTGCCGCCGCGCAGCAGCACGTCGACGGGATCGTTCGGCGAACGCGGATTCCACGAGAACCACAGTTCGCTGCCCGGCTTGCGGATCGTCGGGCGCAGCATATCGAGCGACTTCTGGCTCAGTGTCTGCGCTTCCTCGACCCACGCTACGTCATAGCCTTCCAGCGACTTGATCGACTCCGCCGTATGGTTGGCCATGCCTTCGAAGATAATCCGGCCACCGAGGCGGCTCTTGATCAGCGCGTCCTGCACGTCGAAGTAATAGCCGGCGTTCAAGCTCTCGATCTTCGCTTCAAGCAGTTTTTTCACGGACTGCTGCAGCGACTTCTGGCGCTCGCGCACGCAGACGATATCCGTCTTCTCGATCACCGAGCGTTCGATGGCCATCTCGCCAAAGAAATGCGACTTGCCCGAGCCGCGGCCACCGTGCGCGCCCTTGTAGCGCGCGGGATCGAGCAGCGGCGCGAACACGCGCGGCGTCTCAATCACCAGCTCAGCGTTCACGTCAGATCTTCGCCACTGGCATCGATGACGCGGCGCGTGATGCGTTCGATCTTGCCCGTCACCTCAACCTCAGAATCGATCTTGTCGCCGTACTTCTTGCGATTCATACGCGCGAGCACCCATTTGCGTGCATCGACACGCAGACGCGAACGCGTGATCCATTCGTGGTTTGGCTGCTCGCCACTGTCAGTGACGATCGTATCGTTCGATGCCTCGTCCGCGATTTCGAGGATCTCGTCGAAGATTGTGTCTTCGCGCGCGCGGCACGCTTCGTCGTACTGCGTTTTCAGTTTCGAATCAGCAGCACACCAACGCTCGAAGGTACGGCGATCCGGTGTTTTCGGCTGTCGGCATATCTCGCGCAGGCTCCTGCCGCTCGCGATCTCGTCGCAGATACGGTCGAAAAGCTCCTGGCTGAAATGCATTACTGCACCTCAGCGAGGAACCGGCGCTCGATCGAACCGATAACGCCTGTGTTGACCAGCTCGACATCTACCAGGTTGCGATCGAAGGCATCGGTGTACGCGTTATAGCCGTATTCCGAAACGATGCGCACTCGCTTCCCGTCGTTCGGACTCGTTGGGCAGCAGATCACGTGCGTCGCGTCCATTTCAGGCCTCGACGACTCCGCAGACATCGGCTTCCTGCATGATCAGGTAGCGCTTTCCGTCCTCGTGGTGTTCGCGATGCGGGAACTCACCGAAGACAATGCGCTGTCCCGGCTCGACGACGAGCGGCACGCGCCGACCATCGCGGCCACGCTTGCCCGGTCCTACGGCCATAATGACGCCGGTGCCGCCCAGATGGCGTTTGCTTTCGACGTTCTGGTGCACCGTCACGACGATGCCGGCGGTCGTGACGTCCTCGCGCGCATCATCGGGCAGCACGACGATGCGATCGTCAGTCGGCTGGATCATTTGCGATTCCCGAACGCGCGGCGCGCAGCTGCGTCGATCTTCTTTCGTTCGGCCGGCGTCGCGTAGCGCTCGTACGACTCCGCCGCGCGAACGTGTGCCTTGTCCTCGAGCGGAAACTTGCGATCCTTCGGATCGGCGAAGTCCTTCGGTGACAGGCGCTTGCGCGCGAGCGTGCTGAGCTTGGCCACGAACCGGCTCCGGAAAAGAAAAAGGCCCCGGGATTACCGGGGCCGAAAGCTCGCATCTGCGGGCGGAGAAATGCAAAAAGCCCGCACTAGGGCGGGCTTCTACGTTTTGTCAGGGCGCGACTTCTCCCCACGGACAAGATTCAAGCAGAAAAAACGCGCGTCGTCAAATGCTGAGCGCGATCGTCATGAAAATGATGAAGAGGATGATCCACATGGCTAGCGTGAAATCTGAAGATCATAGAGCTGACCATCGTCGGTCAGGCATTGGCCCGCGCCCTGCTGTGACCAGCTACTGAACGAAAATACGCAGCGCAGATTGTGTCCGTCTGGCGCTGACGCAAGCACGTTGCCATTCCCTATGGCACTAGCGCCTAGCGCGGTTGCCGTGGCGCCACCCATTGACGCGAGCGAGAACGCCCCGCCCTGTAGGTAAGCGTAACGGCCGCTGTACGTCTCGGTGCCGATCGTGATAGCTACCGACTTGTCGAGCTGATGCGCGACGCCGTGCGCCATCGCTCCCTGGCTGCGCGGCATCAAATCAAGATCGTAGGTCGCGCAGCCCGAAAGGCACGCAGCGGCCAACAGGATGATTCCCCTCATGTGGTTTTCTCCAATAACCCCGCAGTGAGCAGCTTCGGTTCGAGCTGCCTCTTCGCGCGATCATAATCGATTTCCTGCGTCTGCGGCCAACGAGGGTTACGCCACACCTCGGCGCCAACCTGCAGGTTGCGCATGGCCACATTGACCGCGATACGCTCGCGGACTTCGAGCTGGACAACAAGCGGCTCGACAGCCGCGCCGATCCGCGCGCGCAGCGTCGCATCTACCTCGTTACTCAGCTCGTCGTGCGTCATCCACTGACGTCCCGAGCGGAAATCGCGGCAGGCTGGATCGCACGCCCCGTAACCGAGCTTTGGCGTGTAGTCATTCGCCCAGTCGTACCACGTCAACAGCACTTCGTCGATGCGATCCATATCCTGTCTCCCTCGTTAAAGCACGCGCTCGATGGCTTCCAGCTCGGCGTGAATCTTCGCCACGGTCGAAGATTCGAAGCCCAGCAGTGCAGCCTTGATGTTGCCGATTCGCGTGCGGATCTCGACCACCGGATTACCACCAGCCACAGCCATGACCGTAGCCGGCGCAGAAGGCGATGGCGCCGATGAGCCAGAAGGCAATGCGGATGGCGCGGGGGACTGGCCAGCCGCGCTCATGGGCGCTTCCGGGGCGATCGGTGTGGGCGAAGTAACAACGGTCGCAGAAACCGCCGATGGCGTCGTGATGACCGCAGGCGCGGCAGCTACGTTTCTCTGCTCACCCAAAGTCTGTGGGATCGAAGCCGTTGGCACGGATGGCGAAGCAGACGCATTCGCCTCGGAGGATTCGGCCATAGCACCAGGGGCAGCAGACGTGACCGAGGACGAGGCGGACTCCCCCGGGCTGGTCGGGCCGCCCTCCGCGCCCGGATGAATCAGGTGTTCCACGGCGGACTCGACCTTATGCAGGCCTTCGACGATCTCGCCGACAATCCCGGTCGGTTGTTCGGGTTGCTGTGCTTCGGACATGCTTTGCTCCTTCGAGGTTGTGGGCTATGCGCCCAAATTAGCGCTTTCGCGCGCGTACTGGCGGTAGTTATCCGTTCGGCGGGGTGCACGGTAACAACTATCTGTAGTCCTAATTCAATCTGCAATTTTTTGCCTGTAACCACGTAACCACCTTAACCACCTACTTTCCTATTAATTCCTAAACCACCCTACTTATTGCGCGCGCATATTTCCATATAGGTGGTTACGGTGGTTACGGTGGTTACTTCCCTTATGTAGCCTAGGTTTCAACCGTAACCACTAGCCAAAATTGAGCGGTTACGGTGGTTACTTTCCGCGAATCCAGACTCGCATTACCCGCCCACCAACACGGCGAAGCAGGCGCCCATAGCCTAAAACTTGCAAACATTTTCCAATTCGCATTTCTTCACGTTTTCCCAGTGTGCGAGCATCAATTCGCAGCGCACCGGTCGCCACCTCATGAACCTGCAAAAATTCGCGCGTTCCGGGTTGTTCGTTGCTTTCTGCAAATTCATCCGGCGTCGAAAGCCATTGCTCGACCAAGGGGAGCCACGGGTCGCTGACCTTATGCTCGCTGTGGACGCCGCGCGCCAGGGCCTCCGCCTCCGCCCAATCGATGCCGCCCAGTTCGAACGCATCGCGTGCCTCGGCCCACAGCAGCAGACAATCTCGCTGGATCGCCTGCACATCACACTGACCTGTGCGCGCCGGCAACCAGCGCCGTTCGCCCGTATCGTCGTCGAGAAACTCTTCCTCGTTGGTGGTCCCAAAAAACAGAAAGCGCCGGGCAAGGGTCGCGCCAAACTCCTTGAACTTTGGCACCCAATCCTCGTGCGTCCGGCTGATAAAGGCCTTTACCGACTCGGCATCGCGCGAGCGCAGGCCGCGCAGCTCACCGAGTTCAATGACGAGGCGCCCACGCATGCGCCGACTGGCATCCGCGTCGCGGTCCGCCAGATTCAATTCAGTGTAGAAATCCTGCGCCGGTACGAGCGCCTTTACAGAACGCGTCTTGCCCGTCCCCTGACCGCCGATGAACACCGGCACCATGGGCGCTTCACAACCGGGATCGAGCACGCGCGCGGCCAGCGCCGTCCACATGTACCGCGACACCGCGCGGATATACGGCGTGTCAGGCGCGCCCATGTACCGCGTGAGAAAGGTATCAATGCGCGGCACATCATCTCGCGGGAGCGCCTGCAGCCAGAGCGCTGCCGAATCGAAGCGGTTCTCGTCCGCTACAAGCCAGACAGCATCGCGCACCATCTCTTTCGACAACGGCCGGAATCCCGTGCGCTCGAGCTGAATCTGCAGGCGCGTGTAATCAGCATCGGTGAAGGTGTGCCAGTCGTCGGTATCTGGCGCAGCCAGCATGATCTCGGCGCGAAAAGCGTCAAAGCGGATCTGGACGCCGCACTCCGCAGGATTGCGCAGCGCAGTCGTCGCGTTTTCGATCCGTGCGAGGATCTCGCCCTTGTCATTGCGGAGATAACCCGGTCGTGCACGGCACGTGGTGCCATCGGGTTCACGCGGCACGGGCAACGCCTCGAAGTCATCTTCGATGGGCTCCTGCCAGCCGTGCTCGCGCGCCATCTTCAGGATCGTGCGCGCAGTGATTGCACCGCGCTCGCCGTCGTGCGCCGCCTTGATGTGCGGCCAGACACGCCCGTCGAGGAACCCCGCGTCGTATTTGCTCGAACGCGCTGAGAACTCGTGCGCGAGCGCCAGCCCGTCGACCGAGCCCCCCGTCGCATGGTGCAGCGCGAAGATCACGTTGCGCCACTCGTCGTAATCCAGTTCCTGCTCGCCCGCGTTCGGGATCGAATCTAGCGCGGACTTCAGCACGGCGAGTTCGACTGGCACTTCGCCAACCGTCGGTGTGGGCGGTGTCTCGCGCTCGACGACTGGCACCGGCGCGGATACCGGCCAGTCCATCTTCGCGGCGTACGCGCGCGGCATGTCGTCCAGCTCGAATGGATCGAGCGGCACGGACGCGCCGGCAAGCGGCAGCACGAACATGTTGCCGAAGCCGTCGGGCGGCACGCTGTTCTGCTTCGGGAAGATCTCGATCTCGCCCCGTGCAACGCCGGCCGCACCATCGCGCAGGCCACACGACTCCAGCGCCGCACGCAGGTACTGGCGCACGCTGTACGCGTCCTGTGGATCGTCCCATAGCAGGTAGATATGCAGCCCCGCGCCGCCTGAGGAACGGAACGGAACCGGGTGCAGCCCTGCGGCCTCGAGCGCCGCGATCACGCGCAGCGCAACAGTCTGCATCTCTGACCACGGCGTTTCGCCTTTGTGGGAGTCGGCGTCGAGCACGGCGATGCGCACGGTCGATTCGCCAGGCGCGATCGGCGCCGCGCCGCAGTATGGGCCATTGGCGACGTGGCGCGCGAGCCGCGGCGCGGTCAGTGGCTTGCTGATGTGTGACGGCGGATTACCCGGCCGGCGCGCCCAGTGATGTGTCGTACAGACGCGCGAGACGACCGGTGCGAGCGCACCGACCAAGGTTTCATTGGGCATGGTCGTCAGGCGACAGACTGTTCCGGGCGCCGCGCTGCCGCAATCGCCGGGGACATCATGCTGACGAGGATCGCCTTTAGCTCTGGCGCGAGCAGTTCGACTGGCGGCACGCGCCAGGCCACCGATTCGCTGACCGGCAACGCACGCTGAGGTGGCACGAAACCTTGTCGCACCCACAGGCTGACGGCCTGCTGGGTAACCTTCTCGTCCCCGAGTTCATTGAGACGGATCGCGAGCGCCGCCTGTCCACCAGCGATCCGCACCGCTTTGGCGATCCCCGTGGCCACATTTCCGGGCCTGTTCGTCTGCACCATGACAAGCACTCCATTCACAAGCATTTCGACAGATTCTAGGGGTGAAATGCTGCTTGTAAATCGGTAGCTTGTCACGCAACCATTTGATTTAACACAGAGCGCTTGTTACAATACAAGCCCAACTTGTTTTGTGGCGTGCCAAATGAACGATCCTTACGTCCTCGCCCGGTTTCTGAAAGAGCACCGGGAAGCGAAAGGCCTGAATCCACGGCAGCTTTCCGAATTGATCAGGTCGGCGGGTGGTAGCGCATCCATGCAAGCTATCCAGCAATGGGAAAACACCAACCCCGAACAGCGCACGACGCGCCCCGGCACGGCCAACCGGCGCGCGATAGTGCACGTGCTGAAATGCGACGCGGACAAGCTGGAAGCGGCTTATCACGAAGCGCGCGAGGCGGCCCGCGCCGGCGGACTGGAAGATGCTCAGCTCAACGCGATGCCCGTACTTCGTCTAAATCGCGAGGCCACAATTGCGCGTGCGAAGCCGTTACGGCCGAGTTCGATGCATTTCGGCCTGATGCTGAAACAGGCCATCACGGAGCGCATGCCTGTCAATCCGGAATATTTCGATCGTCGGGTTTCGCTATTCAATGTAAGTCGTGCCTACGACTATCTTTCGTCAGACTTATGCGTCGAATGGGCCATCGGCGTGCCGCAATCGCCCTACTTCAATCGGTCCAGCGTTGAGGCACGCCTTTACCGACTGTTGTGGCTAGCGATGGTAGACAATTCGACCAGCGTTGATCGAGACTACGTGTTGCTGCTTTTTCTGCCTCTAGATCTCGCGGCGGACGAGCAGGCGCGGAGGGAGGCTGAAACTTCCGTGACACGTATGGTGGATTCCTTGTCCGACGAACTCAAAATCGCTGGAATGCGCATCGACGTTGCGTTCGCTGATTCCCTCCCGCGAGCGGCAGACATCATCGTCCGCGCAGAACGCTAACTTCACTCAATCGAAGAGCCGATACAACGATTACTTGTACCGGCTCTTTTTTCGTCCTTGGCAACAAGCAAAAATCTGTATAAATTTGCAAGCAACAAGCGCAACGTGTGCTTGTAAATTTCTGCGGAGAGAATCATGCAGCTGCAATTTCGTCAAGGTGATGTCTTTCTGGAGCGCGTCGGCGCGCTCCCCAAAACCGGTCTGACCGAAGTCAAGACGCCCGGTCGCGTTGTACTGGCTTACGGCGAAGTCACCGGTCACGCGCACGCGATCTATCCGGACGCTGGCGTGCTGTCCGCGAAGTTGTGGGATGCGGGTGCAGAGCGCTTCCTGCAGGTCATGGAGCGTACGACCCTGCAGCATGAAGAGCACGGCGCAATTCCGCTCGAGGCTGGCGTGTATCGCGTGTCGAAGTTTGGCGCGGGTACGCAACGCGAGTACAGCCCCGAAGAAATCCGCAGCGTCGCTGACTGACCACTGACCGGCGCGCGTCTGCGCGCCCTACCCCACGTTTTCTGGAGATCACAATGAGCCGTATTGTCAGGACTCCTACAAGTGCCAAGGGCGGTATCACGCCCGAAGAAAAAGCGCGCATGGACGTCATTACGCAGAAGTGGATCGACGTTGCGATGCGCACCGAGCCGATCGAGCCCGGCAAAATCAGCCAGGCGGTTCGCGCGCTGTACGCGGCAGCAGGTCTGGAATGTAAGCGCGTCGTGATCGTGTCGAGCCCGCTGGTGATGGCTTTCGCGTATGGCGCAGCAGCCTGGATTTGGCACTGTCGCAAGCAGGAGAAAGAAGTAACGGCCACCCGCGCGGCCACCTACGCGGCCACCCGCGCGGCCACCGACGCGGCCACCGACGCGGCCACCTACGCGGCCACCTACGCGGCCACCGACGCGGCCACCGACGCGGCCACCCGCGCGGCCACCTACGCGGCCACCCGCGCGGCCACCCGCGCGGCCACCTACGCGGCCACCTACGCGGCCACCCGCGCGGCCACCTACGCGGCCACCGACGCGGCCACCGACGCGGCCACCCGCGCGGCCACCTACGCGGCCACCGACGCGGCCACCTACGCGGCCACCGACGCGGCCACCGACGCGGCCACCCGCGCGGCCACCCGCGCGGCCACCTACGCGGCCACCCGCGCGGCCACCCGCGCGGCCACCTACGCGGCCACCGACGCGGCCACCTACGCGGCCACCCGCGTGGCCACCTACGCGGCCACCGACGCGGCCACCTACGCGGCCACCTACGCGGCCACCGACGCGGCCACCGACGCGGCCACCGACGCGGCCACCGACGCGGCCACCGACGCGGCCACCCGCGCGGCCACCCGCGCGGCCACCGACGCGGCCACCGACGCGGCCACCTACGCGGCCACCCGCGCGGCCACCTACGCGGCCACCGACGCGGCCACCCGCGCGGCCACCTACGCGGCCACCGACGCGGCCACCGACGCGGCCACCGACGCGGCCACCGACGCGGCCACCGACGCGGCCACCGACGCGGCCACCGACGATCCAGAACAAGCCGCTGCGCGTGCCTGTATGGAACTAGCAGGGCTTGGCGGCATCATGTGCGCGAGAAACTGGTGGCGCGGGTATCAAGGCGGAAACATGTGGGCCGCTTTCTGCAGCTATCTTGAAGCGTGCCGCGACGTGCTGAACCTCAAGCTGCCGGAATTCGAAAAGTACCAGGCATGGGAAGACTGCGCGCAGCACGGTAGCTTCCGGATTCTTCACGAAGAATTCTGCATCGTGAGTGACTTCCCGGTGCAGATTCATAAGGACGCACAGAATCGTCCACATAACGACAATGGACCGTCACATGAGTGGCGTGACGGTTGGAAGCTGTACCACATCCACGGCGTGCGTATCGACGGCTGGATCATCGAGCACCCGGAACGCATCACCGTTCAGGCGATCGACGCGGAGCGCAATGCCGAAATCCGGCGCGTGATGATCGAGCGCTATGGCGTCGCGCGTTACCTGCTCGATTCCGGCGCGCGCCAGCTGCAGCGCGACGACTACGGTGTGCTCTACCGCAAGGAAATTCCGAACGACGAACCTATCGTCATGGTGCGCGTGCTCAACAGCACACCGGAACCGGACGGCCATCTGACGCGCGAGCAGGCAATCGAGGCCTTCGGTGAAGAAGCCGTGCAGACGCGCCTCGACACCATGCGCCAGATCGGCGTGCCCGTAACGGATGCGCCGCGCTTCAAGGATTACTTCCTTCGCGTTCCGCCCGACATGGGCTCCGCGCACGCAGCCATCGCATGGTCGTTCGGTCGTTCGGTAAACGACTACGCTCCGTCCATCGAAACGTAAGGAGATCCAGACATGTCCATCGAAGCTCTTATCGAAGCGAACACCGCCGCGCTGCGAGAACTCACCGCCGTGTTGATGTCTGCGGGCGCGCTCCAGAACGCGCAGGCTATGAGCAGCCCCGCAGTGCAGGCCGTCGCGCGCGCCCAAAAGGAAGCCGACGCAAAAAAGTCCGACATGGCTGGTGTTGCGAATGCAGCTTCTGCGCCCGAAGCCGACGCGAAGCCGACGTCGTCTGGAAAACCGTCGAACTCGACTGGCGCCGCATCTTCGCCCGCACCGACGCAGCTATGGGCCGACAAGACGGCTGATGACTACGCAAAGTTGAAGGGCCTTCCCCCTGAACTGGAAAACGTGCGCAAAGCCATTCTCGCGATCAATTCGAAAATCGGGCGCACGCAGGCAGATGCAGTACTTGCGCGCTTCGGCGCGCAGGCCGTGACGCCGAAACCTGACAAACGCAGCCTCGATGCGAACCAGTACGATGCATTTTTCGTGCTGTGCCTCGAAGTTCTGGCCGGCCGCGTCGACGCCACGGCGGCAATTCCGGAGGTAGCATGACCACCGAAATGGCAGAACGCGAGCACGCGCTGCTATCGCCTTCGTCGGCGTACACGTGGATCGAATGCGCGGCGTCGACTGCCGCGCAGATCGACCAACCGGACGAGAGCAGCGAATACGCTGACGAAGGCACCGCTGCGCACGAGCTCATGAAGTGGTGCCTCGACGCCGGCACCGACACGGCCGTATACATGGGCCGTGTGATTCAGGTCGGCGAACGTTCGTTCGAAGTGGACGACGAGATGTCCGACGCCGTGCAGCTGTATGTCGCCGCCGTGCGCGAGCGCATCGCGGCGCTCGAACTCGCAGGCGCGACCGTGCAGCTGCTGGTCGAGCAACGCCTGTCGATCGAGCACATCACCGGCGAGAAGAACGCCAAAGGCACGAGCGACACCGTGATCATCGCCTCGTGGCCGGACGGCCGCGCCGAGATCGAAGTGCGTGACCTGAAATACGGGCGCGGCGTGAGGGTGGAAGCCGAGCACAACTATCAGGCCATGATCTACGCGGGCGCGGCATACGAAGAGCACAGTGCGTTCGTCGACTTCGAAGCCGTCAACATCGTGATCCATCAGCCGCGCGTCGACGAGCGCGCGAGCGAATGGCGCACGACGCCCGCCGAGCTGCTCGAATGGCTTGCCACGATCGCGAAACCCGCCGCCGAACGCGCGATGCTCTACGTCGAATCCGCTGACTTCGTGCCCCTGTCAATCGGCGATTTCAATCCGGGCGAGAAGCAGTGCCGCTTCTGCAAGGCGAAGGCCGTGTGCCCCGCGCTCGCGCGCCACGTCGAGCAAACGAGCGGCACGGACTTCGAGTCGCTCGACCTCTTGCCCGAAGAGCGCGGCCCGCTGCGCCTCGACTTGCTCGATAACGACACGCTCGGCGTCATCTATCCCGTGCTACCGCTGATCGAACAGTGGGGAAAAGCCGTGCTCGCACGCATCGAGCACGAACTGCTGAACGGTGCCTCGGTGCCGGGCGTCAAGCTCGTGCAGGGCCGCCGCGGCGCGCGTCAGTGGTCGAGCACCGAGGACGCCGAGCGCACGCTCAAGGGCATGCGGCTGAAGCAGGACGAGATGTACAACTTCAAGCTCATCAGCCCGACACAGGCCGAGAAGCTGCTCGCCAAGGATTCCCCGCGACGCTGGAAGAAAGTCGAGGCGCTCGTCACGCAGCGCGACGGCGCGCCATCCGTGGCACCCGAGTCTGACAAGCGCCCGGCGCTGGTAATCCAGCCGGTGGCTGACGACTTCGAAGCAGTCGAGCTGGAAGCCACCGCGGAGGATCTGCTGTGAGCCTGCTCGAATCCCAACTCTCGAACCCGCAGCGCACGATGCTCGAAGTGCTGAAGCGCGACAGCTTTTCTGTGAACGATGCGCTGCAGTTGCTGCGCGAGGTGTGCAAACCAGCTCAGCGTGCGGCACTCGCTGAGCGCCGGGAGCGCATCGCGACGCAGCTTCTCGCGGGGATGATCGGCGCGCCCGACAGGTCCGCTCTACCGATCGTGGATGCCGACGTGGCCATCAAGTACGCAAACACCTTGATGACCCGTCTGGACAGTTTTTCCGCGCAGGAGGACCGGCTGTGAGCGCCCACCGTCCAATGCGCGGCGTGCGCCAACCGATGTCGCACACACTGCCTGATCGCGCAGCAGAGACGCTGGTGCAGGCTGCGCTCGAAGCCCAATACATCGACGATCCGGTGGACCGCGCCGACCGGATCGATCGCGCAATCACGCATGTGCGCGAGCAATATCCCCAACATTTCAAGGAGCAGTAACCATGTCGATTGTACTACTTCAAAACGTCCGCCTGTCGTTTCCCGATCTGTTCGAGGCCAAGCAGTTCGAAGGTGCCGGCCCGTTCAGCTACCGCGCAGCGTTTCTGCAGCCTGAAGATCAGCCGGTGCTCGTACAGCAGGCCGACCGTACCTGGAAGAAAACCACGATGGCAAAGGTAATCGCCACCGTGGGCGCCGATGCTTGGAAACAAAAAGCCGAGGCGGTGCTCAAGTCCATCGACGGCAATCCGCAGAAGTGCTGCTGGTACGACGGCAGCATTAAGGATTATGACGGTTACGAAGGCAACTTCGTGCTGTCGTCGTCGCGTGCCCAGGACAAGGGGCGGCCGCTCGTATTCGATCGCGACAAAACCCCCTTGTCGGAGAAGGATGGCAAGCCGTATGCAGGCTGCTATGTGAATGCCACCGTCGAAGTGTGGGCACAGGACAACAAATTCGGCAAAGGCATCCGCGCGACGCTGCGGGGCGTGCAATTCGTGAAAGACGGCGACGCGTTCAGCGCCGGTACGCCGCTGTCGGAAGACGACTTCACCGAAATTGGCGATCCGGAAACCGAAGACGACATCGCATAGCAACACTGGTGCGTTCGCTCGCCGGGGAGGTTTGTATGGAACTTGTGACCGAGCCACGCTACGTGATGTTGGGCCCTTGTCCATCGGGGTTTATCTGGTTCGACCAGCATCGGGAACTATATCCGGTGTACGGGCCCGGAATCGACCCGAACGAATCGAATCCACGCGATGAGAAGCAGCAACATCTCGACTACAAAGCTGGCTGGCACAGTCGTTGACGAGTTTCGCGGGGCGCTCGATTCCGAGCCACAGCCGGCACTGTGGCGTAAAGCCTCGGCTTGCTAACTAGCGTCGCCCGCAGGGAATAGTTTTTCGGCGTGAGGATGCATAAACCGTGAGCGCTTAATTCAGTGAACGGAAAGCCGGGGAATGCCGGATTTAGGATTACTAATCAGATAATCATGGCAAGAAAATACGACAACATGCAGGAACGGATCATTGCGAACAGTGTCTGCTCGCCCGATTCCTCGTACAACGGCACGCCGTGCTGGATCTGGATCGGCACGTATGCGTCCAGCGGCTACGGCATGCTGAACGTGCGCCTGTCGCGCGGTCTGCGCAAAGGCAAAGTCGAGCACCGCGGCGCGCATCGCGAATCCCTGAAGGCGTTCACCGGTCGCCGACTGACGACGCGCATGGTGTGCAAGCACCTGTGCAATAACCGCTCGTGCGTGAACTGGGAACATCTCGCCGGCGGTACGCAGAAATCGAATGTACGCCAGTGCGTCGCGGAAGGCCGCCACTTCACCCCATTCCGGAAGGCGGCATGATCCACGTCCAAAAACCCGGCAACGATATGCCACTGACGCGCGCGCGCGACTTCTATCAGGCCGCGAAGTGGCTCATCGCAAACGCCGCGGCGTTCGGTGGTGGCGTATTCGAGATCCGCCGCGTGGAGAAACGCGGGCGCTTCATCACGTCGGAACTGGAAGCCGTGTTCGAAACCGATTTTGCGTTCGAACTGGAGCTAGACCTGCTATGAAGCTCTGGCTCGACACCGAGACGTTCAGCCCGACGCCGCTCAAGAACGGCACGCACATCTACGCCGAAGCCGCGGAAGTGATGATCGTGACGTGGGCGGTAGACGATGGCCCGGTCGGTACGTGGGATCGCACGGCCGGCGGACCGATCCCCGATGAACTCGACTTCGCGATCGACGATGCCGACGAGTACTGGTGGCAGAACGGTGGCATGTTCGATCGTGTCGTGCTCTCGCACGCGATGCCCGACCTGTTCGCGCGGATGCCGGCCGAGCGCTGGCGCGACACGATGGTGCAGGCGTACGCGCACTCGCTGCCAGGCTCGCTCGACCTGCTGTGCCAGATCTTCCACGTGCCGCAGGATCAGGCAAAGGACAAGGAAGGCCACGCGCTGATCCACCTTTTCTGCAAACCGCGCCCGGCATACAGCGAGATCCGCCGCGCATCGCGCGCAACGCATCCCGAGGAGTGGGCGCGGTTTCTGACCTATGCCGGCCGCGACATCACGGCGATGCGTGCGGTCCACGAAAAGATGCCGAAATGGAATTACCCGAACAACCGCACGGAACTCGCGCTCTGGCATCTCGACCAGCAGATCAACATGCGCGGCATGCAGATGGATGTCGAGCTGGCGCACGCCGCGGTGCGTGCGATTGAGCGGGCGCAGCGTGAGCACGCCGAGCGCACGCAGGAACTGACCGACGGCGAAGTCCAGAAGGCCACGCAGCGCGACAAGCTGCTCACGTACCTGCTCGCCGAGTACGACGTCGATCTGCCAGACCTGAAGAAGTCGACGCTGGAGCGCCGCATCAACGATCCGGAACTGCCGGACGCGCTGCGCGAGCTGCTGGTGATCCGCCTCGAGGCGTCGATGACCAGCAGCTCGAAGTACAAAACGCTGCTGCGCGGGGTTTCGAGCGACGGCCGGCTGCGCGGGCTGATGCAGTTCAACGGCGCGAACCGCACGGGCCGCGTCGCGCACCGGCTCTATCAGCCGGGCAACATGCCGCGTCCGGACGTCGGGCTGATCATGCGCGAGCTGGGCGCCGAGAAGCTGGCCGACGGCGACGCGGAACGCTACAACGAGATGGGCATCGCCGCGCTCAAGGCTGGCTGCGCGGATCAGTTGTTCAGCAACGTGATGGGCCTTACCGCGAACGTGGTGCGCGGCTCGATCGTCGTGCCGCCCGGCAGGAAGCTGGTCGTGTCCGACCTCTCGAACATCGAAGGCCGTAAGGCGGCGTGGCTGTCTGGCGAGGAATGGAAGCTGCAGGCGTTCCGCGACTACGATGCGGGCATTGGGCTCGACCTCTACATCCTCGCGTACGCGCGATCGTTCGGCGTCGATCCGGCCGACGTCACGAAGGCCATGCGTCAGCTCGGCAAGGTGCAGGAACTCGCGCTCGCGTACGAGGGCGGCGTCGGCGCGTTCGTCACGTTCACAATGACCTACAAGATGGAACTGGACGCCATTCGCGCAGCCGTGTTCGCGGCTCTCGATACCGTCGATCGCGAAGTCGTACGTGAGGCCCGCAACGCGTGGGAGTGGGCAGTAAAGCAAAAGCGTACGCTCGGCCTGCCGCAGGACGTGTACATCGCGTGCGACATCCTCAAGCGCGTGTGGCGCCGCGCACACCCGAAGACGTCCAGCTACTGGCCGGAACTGAAAGACGCAGCGATCCGCGCGATCTCCTCGCCGGGCACGACCGTGCGCGCGCGACGGATCATCCTGCGTCGTGACGGCAACTGGCTGCGCGTGCAGATGCCGAGCGGCCGGCAGCTCTGCTATATCGCGCCACGTGTCGATGATGGCGGCCAGATCAGCTACATGGGCGTGAATCAGTACACGCGGAAATGGCAGCGCGTGAAGACGTACGGCGGAAAGATTTTCGAGAACCTGTGCCAGGCATCGGCGCGCGACATCCTGTTTGCCAACATGCCGCGCGTCGAGCTGGCCGGCTACGAAATCGTGCTGTCGATCCACGACGAACTGCTCACCGAAGCGCCCGACCGCGACGAGTTCAGCGACGAGCAGCTTTCCGCGCTGATCTCGACCGTTCCCGACTGGGCCGAAGGCCTGCCCCTTTCTGCCGGCGGGTTTGCCGGCTATCGCTATCGGAAGGATTGACCGTGCTCGAACGCAAAGTCGAAGACTACTTCATCGATCAGGTAAAGGCGCATGGCGGCGAACAGCGCAAGCTCCGCTGGATCGGACGACGCAGCGCGATGGACCGCTTCGTCAAATTCCTCGGCGTACCGGTGGTGCTGGTCGAACTGAAGAAGCCGGGCCAGAAGCCGCGGCCTGAGCAGGAGCGCGAGATTGCGCGGCTGCGCGCGGTCGGCGTCGATGTGCGCGTGATCGACTCGATCCAGGGCGTCGACAATTTCATTCACGACATGGCCGGCTGGCGTGCAGGGGCACAGCAATGATCACGCCGCACGACATCGACAGAGTTGAAGAACTGCATCGGCTCGTCCAGATCGCGTCGGCCTGCGGCGCGCTCGCCGTCCTGACCATCGCACGCCTCACGGGGCTATTATGAGCGTCAACAATCGCATCATGTCGCCGGACGACCTCATCGAGATCACCGGTAGGCGGCGCTATTCCAAGCAGGCCGAGTGGTTCAGGGAGCAGTTCGGCATTGCCGTGATCCAGCGCGACGATCACAGCGTCGTCATGACGTGGGCCACGTATGAAGCGCTTGCTGCGAAGAAGGCCGGGCTCGCGCCCTCGGGCGCCAGTTCGCAAACCGTTGAACTCTGTTTCGATTGATCATGGCGACTCGCAAAAAAGCCAAGTACCCGCGCGTCTATCCGAGCGATGGCAGCTGGTATTGGGTGCAGCCCGGCACAAACAAGTGGATCAAGCTGTGCCGGATGACCGAGCCGGAGACGGTGCTCGTCGATCGGCTCGCCGTCGAGATGAAAAAGCATGCGCGCCCGGAAGGCACGGGCGACATGCGACCGCTGATCGATGCCTATGTGCTCAAGCACAAGGCCCAGCACAAAGAGAAGGCGTGGCCGTCGTACGGCAAGTACGCGGGTGCGGGTTTCAGAAATGCAAACGTGGCCGACATCAAGCCGACGCACATCACGAACTGGCTCAAGGTGAAGTACGCCGGCAAGCTCAACATGCAGCGCGTGATGCGCGCTTTCCTTTCGGGGTTCTTTCAGTGGTGCGTCGATGAAGGCAAGCGCGAGACGAACCCGTGCAAGGAAGTGAAGCTCAAGAAGCCGAAGCCGAGCACGGTGTACATCACTGATGCCGACTTCGCCTCGATCCGCGGCGCGATGGTCAGCTACACGTACACGAAGAAGAACGGCAAGACGATCACCGGCCGCATCAACACCGGTCCGATGATGCAGTGCTTCGTCGATCTGTGCTATCTGACCGCGCAGCGCTCGACCGAGATCCGACTGCTGAAATGGAAGGACGTCGACCGCGCGGCCGGCGTGATCCACTTCCTGCCGACCAAGACGGAAGATTCGAGCGGCCTCGCCGTTGACTTCGTGATCTCGCCAGAGATCGCCGCGGTGCTCGACCGGGTGCGCGAGATCGACGGCGGGGTCCAGCGCATCGGCGATGCGAACGTGATCCACGCGCTCGACGGCTCGCAGTACGAGCCGACGGCGCTGCGTTCGGCGTGGGATCGCGCGGCCGAGCGCGTGGCGCTGCACGAGAAAGGCTACACGGTGAAGACGATCCGCGCGAAAGCGCTGACCGATGCGTCGCGCGCCGGCTACGATATCGAAGCGCTCAAAGATGCGGCCGCACACGCGGACACGAAAACGACCGAGATTTACCTCAAGCAGCGCGAAGTGCCGGTATCGGATGTCCGGCTGCGCATACCAAGGAGCGCGTGATATGGAAGCACTTTGCATGTATTGCCACGGCACCGGCTGGGTCAAGGAAACGGACAGAACCCAGCCGTGGGACGAAGTGAACGATACTTGTGCGGGTGCAAACTGCTCGTGCAATCCTGACGGCAACTACGACTTCGATGCGGTCTACGCCGAAGTCGATCAGTAA